TCAAACAGCAACTGTTACTAAAATTAGTAATCCTTCTTTTGGTAGACCTCCTGGATTTACAAGTAGAGATTATGTAGGTTGGATTGCTGATGCTAGAATTTCAGATGTTGCACGGTATACATCAAACTTTACGCCCCCAACCGCACCTACAGCCGTTGATAGTAATACGAAACTTAAAGTTAATTTTACTCAGGCAGGAATGTTTGATAGTGCAGCGATACATTCTTTAAAACCAGAGGGTTCTGTTACAGAAAGTACTGCCCAGACGAAATATGCTACAACATCAACCTATTTCAATGGAGCTTACATCTCAGAAACTAACGATAATTTAATAGTACGTCAGGGCGATATGCAAATCCAATTTTGGTTATATATGCCTAGCATTTCTGGTAATGAAGGTTACTTTCATTGCTCTCCAAACCCTGCCGGAAGCTCAACAGACGGTTTTTGTATGTATCATTCCGCAGCCGGCACAATTTATTTGTACCACGGCCCAGGTGGTTCGGGTTGGACACAATCGTCTACAATGCCCACGGGCCAATGGGTTCATCACGTTTACCTTAGACGAAATGGACGAATACAACATTTTCAAAATGGTGTTCGTCAAGTAGACGTTGCGAATACTGCTGATTGGACAGGAAATGTAATTCATATAGGCAACAATTACTCTGGAAATAATCATTTAACAGGCTACATGGAAGACTTTCAATTTTTAAACGGGCATACAACCTATCCAAATGAAAGACCTCAAACGGCTCTAACTGCTCCAACTGGAACTGTTTTACAGTTAGCAAACGCTAGTAGTATTCCATCATCTCCGAATGGGTTATCTCTAAGCGTCGGTGCAGGATCTCCAACTGTAAGTTCTTTTACACCACCAGATAGCACGGTTACTCATTCTATTCGCTATGACGGTAATGATCGAACAGACATTGCAAGTCATGCAAACCTAACATTTGGAACTGGTGATTTCACCATAGAAGCATATGTATACTTAGTAAGCCAAGCAACATCATACGCTTCAATTTTAGATTGGCGACATTCTTCTCAGAATGATGCTTCTGCCATTTCTCTTACTTATGATAGTAGTAAACTGTATATTTACAATGCAGGATTTTTAGTAAACAATCTTCCTCGTACTTTAGGTAAGTGGCAACATCTTGTTTTTCAAAGAAGAACAATCTCTGGAACTTCAACAAATGAATTCTATATCGATGGAATTTTATTGCACTCTGCCGCTAATACAACAAATTGGACGGCAAGTACGTTAAAAATCGGGTCTTCAATGTGGGCAGATCACGGAGATTTCTTTATAAGCGATCTGAGAGTAAACAAAGGTAATGCTATTTACTCGTCAACATTCACACCGCCTACAGCATCACTTTAGTAATAACACTTGCAATAACACCTGTTATCGTGTATAAGGATCAGTAAGATATATTTAGAAAACAAGCGTTTTGTCTACATTTAAATCTTTTTTATTATCGCCAGAGGAAGTTGCAAAACTTTGGGTAAATATCGAACCCCACATCACAAAAGCATTAAAATACTCATCGGGTGAATTAAGTTCTTTTGATCTCTTTAAACAGGCAATCAATTCTAAAATACAAGTTTGGATTACTCTTCAAGACAATACATCCATAGTTTGCGTAACAACTACTGAAATTGTTGTTCATCCCACCTCTAAAAAAGAACTTCATATCCTTACATTAGGTGGAGAAAAAATAAGTAGGTTTTTAGATCAACACGAAACTCTAGAAACTTTTGCACGAAACCAAGGTTGCAATTCAATCAAAACAGAAAGTCGCAGAGGGTTTGATCGTTTGACCAAGGGTAAATATAAAATCAAATACCATGTTTATGAACAGGAGCTAAATAATGGGAAAAGGTAGTAATAACAACAGTTCAAATGTGGTTGAACCTACAGTTAATGAAGAAACCAATACTGGATTAATGGGTAATCAAGATGGAGTTACAGACGTAATAGGGGGTGGAGATAGCACTCCTGTAAGTGGGACAGGTATATCTGAAGGTGACTCTGGGATGGGTGGCACTTCCGTTCCTACTGGTGATACCGGTGGTGGCACTTCCGTTCCTACTGGCGATCCTTTACCACCACCCCCACCACCACCACCACCACCTCAAATAAATATTGATGGGTTAGCTACTACGGCAGGAATGGATGCAGGATTTAGTGGGGTAAATACAAATCTTAATACAGGATTTGCAGATGTAGGAAATCAGTTAAATACATTAGGTACGGGGCAAACTAATCTTGCGGCAGGACAAGGAGTGTTAGCTTCGGGTATAGATACTGCTAATACTGGTATTGCCGGATTAGGAACAGATATTAGCAATTTAGGTACTAACGTAACAGATAGCGTAACTGCCCTTGATACGAAAATAGGGGATCAATTTACCGCAGCCGGAACTCAATTGGATACTGGTTTAGGTCAGATCGAAGACGTATTAAAATCTCAATTTGGTTTATCTACAGATCAAATAACAAAATTATCTCAAGATGTTCTTTCGGGTCAGACTTCTATAAATGAAGTTCTAGAGAGTATGTCAGGTAAACAAGATACTTACTATGGTGGTTTGGCAGAAGGTCAATCCAACATTCAATCAGGTCTAGGTGGATTGCAAACTAATCTTGGAGATCTACGAACCAAATACGATGCCGATACTAACCTTGCTAATCAAACTCGTACAGATATGATGAATAACATTACTGGTGGTTTTGCAGAGAACAGAGAAGCTCGACAGATGAATGCTAACCAAGCATCAAGAGAGCGTTCCGCAACAGATGATCTTATAAGGCAAACGGCAACATCATCACCTACATCATCCCAAATTAGTTATGCAAACTCTGCTAGAAATATGGCAATGGGTGTAGGAGCTAATACCCCCGAAGGAGTAGCTATGCAGAATGATTTCCTTGCTAAATTAGGAGCAATGAGATCTTCAATTGGAAATCCTGGCTTAAATACCAACATTGCTCAAATGTATGCTGATATTACCAGTTCTTTCGACAATAACGGAAAACTTATAGCCGACGCTACTGACGGTGCAGGAAATAGAAAAGCAAGAGCAATCGATGCAAACGGAAATTTATTCATCGGTACGTTTAATAATGTTGGTCAGAGAACAGATCAAAAGGCTTTTAACCTCAATCAAGTTTTCTCATCAGTGTAAGGGAATAATATGCATCCACAAAAAATATCAACAGCGGGCCTCAATCTTGTAAAACAATTTGAAGGTCTTCATAAGCTAGGGGAAGATGGTTTAATCTATCCGTATTTATGCCCTGCAAATAAATTAACGCAAGGGTACGGAGCTACTAAGGGAATTAAAAAAGGTATTACTTGGACAAAATCAGAATGTGAGCAACGATTGATTGCAGATTTATCTGATCATGCAGAAGCTATTTACAAACACGTTAAGGTTCCACTATCCCAAAATCAATTTGATGCTTTAGTTTCATTTGTATATAATTTGGGAGCATCTAATTTTAAATCTTCTACATTATTAAAAAAGCTAAATGCCCAGGATTATGATGCCGTTCCAGAACAGTTAATGCGTTGGAATAAAGCAAGAGTGAACGGTAAACTACAACCTCTCAAGGGATTAACTCGTAGACGAACTGCCGAAGCAGCCCTTTTCTCAATGGATAGCAAACTTCCAGATGAAGAGAACGGTGAGATAATGACCCAGAAACCTCAAGCCGATGCTATTAAACCTCTCCGTAAATCAAAGACAATGGTTGGGGCAGGAGTTGGTGGTGTTGCTGTAGGTTTATCGGAAGTTTCATCCCAACTTGAAGGTTTTATATCGTATTCAGAAACACTTAAAACTTTGTTTCTCGTACTGGCAATAGCCGGTATTGGTTTAGCTGCCTATGCCCGATTTAAAGATCACAAGGAAGGTGTTCATTAAGTGTTTGGGTTTATTACTGGCAAAATAAAAACAGCAATTATTGTTGTTTTAGCATTGGCACTTCCAATCCTTTATCTCTTTGGCAGACTAGGCGGTGGAGCAAGAGTTGAAAGGGCAGTTTTAAAAGAAGAAGCGGATAAAGCTAAAAGAAGAGCCAATTTTTATAAGGACATGGCACAACATGAACAAGAAATTGAAAGTGGTAGGGCTAGGAATGCTGATGATCTCGTTAACAAGTTGCGGATCGACGGTCTTTAGAACCAATATGGAAATATACTGCCCGACAATAAAAGAATACCCAGAAGATTTTGGTTATGAACTTACCGATGAACTTGTTCTAGCAGAAGAAAATGGGATTGAAATGCCACTTACTATAGAAGTAATCGATGACTATCGGCTTCTCAGAGAAAAAATAGAAGCTTGCAAAGAAGAAGCAAGTGAAGGAGTGAACTGATGGCAGAAGAAAATCCAGGAATAGTAGGAAATGTTGTTGGAAGTATAAAAGCAGTTGTAGATACTGTTGGTACTACAGTAGGTAATGCGATTTCTAATTTATCTAATTCTGATGTTCCTAGGTCAAATCCAGGAGATCGTACTAATGAAACACTTGCTAGTTCATTGGGAGTTGGAACTAAAACAAATGATGGCGGTGTTGTCGTAAAAGACCTTATTACTGGAGAACCCTCTATCATCTATCCCGAAGGTGGAAAAGGAAGTGTTAACGACAGAGAAGATGACAAAGATCCTAAAGCCAGTGATGGCGGTGAAGATGATACAAGAGATGAAACTATTAACGAAAGTGCAGAAGCTTTTCAAAGTTTAGCTGATGCAAATACTTCTACAGAACTCGCTCAAGGAATTATTGACGGTACAGAACAGTTTGGTGAAAACACTTCTCTTACAAATCAAACGGCAGACATATCCATTGATCCAGATGCGGAAGGAACTAATCTAGATGGAACAGATCCCAAATATAATGTGGATACTGACGAGTTTAATGTAAATGCAGAAACGGCAGGAAATGCATCTACTATTACCGCACCAAACGCACAAGATGCGACAACATATGACGCAAGTACTGTATCCGATGATATAACAGACCCTAACTATACTGTAGATCCAACTACAGGAGAAATAAGGGATGAAAACTTAATTAATGATGACGAGATTGTTATCGATACTGTTGGAGTAGCAACAGGCATTAACGCAGATGGATCGATTAATTCGACAGGAGTTGCCCTTGCTAATTATGCTACACAAAATATATCCCATTTAATTGATACCTCGACAGTAAGTGGTAAGTTACTTGCTGAAGAATTAGGCGAAGGAAACTACACGGATACAAAAGCTACCGTACAAGGTCAGCTTGAAATACTTTCAAAACAATTTACAGATTCTAATGGTAACCCGATAATACCCCCTTGGTGTGCAGGAACGGCAAGAGCGGTAAACAGAACTATTGCATTTACTGGAGTAACCGGCACAGCTGCTTTGGCGGCAACTTGTCAGGCATTAATGGAAGCTACTCTTCCTATTGCATCAGAGGATGCCAGTTTCTTTAGAACATTAACCACAAAGAATTTAGATAACAGGCAGGAAGCTATTATTAACAAGGCAAATGTCTTAGCCCGTTTTGAAGAATCAAATTTAAATGTTAGAGAAACTGCTGCTGTAAATAATGCAAAAGCATTTCTTCAAATGGATCTAACCAACCTTGATTTTGAAAATGAAGCAGAAGTTATTAATAAACAGGCTAGAGTTGATGCCTTATTTGAAGATCAAAAAGCTGAAAATGCACAGAGATTATTTACGGCTCAAGAGCAAAATGATTTTATAAAGTATTACGATACTTTAAATATGCAAGCACAAGAGTTTAACGCTACTGCCGTAGATACCATGAAAAGATTTAATACAGGTGAGTTAAACGATACCGCTCAATTTAATGCTACGATGGAATCACAAAGAGAACGATTCTATCAGGAGATGCAATATAATATTGATGTAGCCAATGCAAAGTGGAGACAGAATGTTGCAACTCAAAACACCGCAATGGAGTTTGAAGCAGCGTCTACTGATGCAAAGAATATGTTCGATTTATCTCAGGAAGCTTTAAATCAGATATGGGATGATGCAGATTCTATGCTTGATTATGCTTTTAAGGGGGCAGAGAACGAAGCAGACAGAGCTAACCGACTTGCTATTGCACAACTTCAAGCATCCTCTTCTAAATCTGGCGGTGGTTTCATAGGTTCGATGTTTAAATTAGCAGGAGCATTTATTGGTACAACGCCAGGATCTGAATGGCTTGCTGCTATGCTTTAAGGAGAAATTATAATGAGATTTGAAAAAGCAATACGAGAGTCTGTAAAAGCGTTTTCCGAAGGAATGTTACCAGAAAAAACACTAGGACTATCTAAAGAGGGAATTAAATACACTCCCGAATATTTTGATAATCTTGAAATGGAATTGAACGGAACTTCCAAAAAAGAGAAAGAGGATGTTGATGTCAACAAGTAAGCTAATTGATGCACCTATTCCTGGTGAAAACTATACATCCGATACTCGTAATTATCCATGGCATAGACCGCCAGATCTTGTAGGGTACGATGAAATTCTTGAGTATTTAATAGGTAAGATTTCAAAAGAAAAGCCTACTGACCGTCTGTTTGCTATGCTTGAATATGGGGTAGATGTTTCAACATTGACTTCTATACTTATGCTTTCTCATATCGGTAAAGGTAAATTTTCTGTAGATATGGCTCTCCTGACGGCAGGGCCTTTTGCCAGATACGTTCAGATTTATGCCGAAAGCAATGGTGTTAAAGTTGATATGGGAATTGAAGATAATTCCGCTCCTGCAACTGTAGAAGATTTAAAAGTAATGGCAGGGTTAATGGATGACGAAGATCCTACAGACGAACAGATTGATATGGCTACAGCATCTCCCGAAGACCCTATAGCTTCAGAAGGATTAATGGGAATGCCAGATCCTAATGCTGAAGCAAGTCTTGGAGAACAGGACAGAATGCTTGGATACAACGAAGAAGAACCTATAGACGAAGAGGTGGTATAATATGGGGTTTGCTAAAAGAATAGGAAATGCATTAGACGATGCTGCCGAAGGTTTTACTGAAGGGTTTTTATCTACCTATCTTCCAAGGATGGAAAGACAGGAAAAAGAAGATAGTGAGCTTGCTAAAGCCCTTATAGCAAAAAGAGAATCTCGAAATGCTACTGTAGCATCTCAAAAAATAGAGGATGGTAAGTTACGAACTCAAGCTAAAAATATGGTTCAGTCTTCTGCAAATGCTCCTCAAGGTTCTATCGCTTATATCTATAACCAATTAAAAACAGGTAGAAAATACGAGGACGTTCAAAAGGAATTTCAAGAAGATATATCCAAAGGTAATTTTGGTAATGTTCCAACGTACCAGAGTGCAAAAGACTACGAGAAACTTCCTGCGTATGTAAGCTCTACGTCAGCTTCACCAAGCATAACAAGTCCGGTTACTTCTGGACTAGATACTTCAAAAGGATCTAAAGCACAAAAGACAGCAGCAAAATTTCTTGGTGTTGATAGGACTGCCCGTAATAAAGAGATTATGGACAAGGTTAATCTTGTGTCTCCAGAGGTAAAAGATACTGCACCAAAGGTTCAAGAAACCCCTCAAAGTAATGTGTATAATCCTCTTACAAAGAGAATTTTTGAAACTATAGACTTTGATAAAGAATTTAGTGAGGTTGATAGCCTTGAAAAAGCCAATCGCCTAAAACAAAGAGTACTTAGCGAAGACTTAATAAAAGATACAAACCACCGAAACAGCCCTTTATATACAGAACTTATGAATACTATCGATAAGTATGTAAAACAAAAGGCAGAAGATGAAAATGCAGATCTTGCAGGATTATCAATAGAAAATTTAACGGCTCTTATTGCTATACGAAAAAGTAACGGTGTCAATACAACGTCAGAGGAAGTGATACTAGCAAAAAAGCTAGGATACAAGGTAGCAGAAAATGTAGATGAGTTTTTTAAGCCGACAAACATATCTAGAATACTCAAAGACAATACAACACCAGAGTCTATGCAAGCCCAGATTGATTTGGCAAAATCTCTTGGAGCTTCAGAAACTCGATATCAGGTTCTTACAGAACAGAAGAAATTCCTTGAAGAAAATGCTAAACAATTCGATAAATGGCCCAAAGACTTAGGCAGTATCGATTCAGAAGCTGACAGACAAGCGGCACAATCAAAATTGTTTTATTCTTACGGAGTACAAAGTATAGGAGAGTTAGAAGAAAACTTCCCTGCCGCTCATGATTCATGGATAAAAATCATAGAATCTTCTAAAAAAGAAGAAGCAGAACAAGATCTTAACGAACAATCAAGTCTAAGTTTCTCACAAGCTTTTATACAGAATTACATTGCAGAAAACCCAAATAATGTATCAGACAAAAACAAGTTAACTTTAGAAGCTCAAAATGCCCTCAAAGAAACTTTAAAAAAAGAAAAATTTGATTCTTTTGATGATTACATAACAGGATTTACTAATTTAGAAGATGCACGATTAGTTGCAGAAGCTAATGGTCAAACGGACATAGTTACTAAATTAACTGCCGAAATAGACAAGCGACAACTTCAAAAAGATTCCACTCTTTCTATGGAAAAACTTATGCAAAAGAATATGAGAAATTCTCAAGCATATATAATGGCTACGCCCGAAGTGCAATCCCAAATGGAAAAAGATCTAATACAAGAAGTATTAGAAGCTCGACAATTAGACCCCAAAAAAGATATTTTTTATTATGGAAAACTTTTAAATAGTGATTTTTCCAATGCAGAATTTGTACTTAAACAAGCTCAAATGTCGGGTGCAGAACCTCAAATAATTGCTTTAATAGAACAACAAGTAGCAGAATTTAAAACAAAAGAGGAAGGTTGGTACAAAGATCCTAGAGAGGTAAATAAGACAAATTATATTTCTGCAATATGGGCAGCAGAAGCAAATAGAGATATGGACTTAGCGAACTTATTAAAGGTAAAATTTAATCCGAGTGAAACCCCTCTATACAGTAGACCTGAAGCATGGACAAAAAAGAATATTGCAGCAGTAAGAACGTCTGCATTTGAATTACCCCCACAAGAACGAGATGATGTTTTAATAAAAATAGATCGTTGGATTAATACTGATGCTAGTTTAAGTGAATCAGAAAGAAAGATTGCACGGTTGGTATCCGTAGGAGCTAGTAGATCAGATGCTATTGCTTTACTCGACGGCAAAATGCAATATATCCCTAACCCTATTACCGGAAATTTATATGTATTAAACAAACTTACTAATACGGTAGAGGAAGTAAACTTAAATAATACGGCTCAAGCTGATGCTTCTCTTATATCCAAGCTTGAGGAAATAGAAACAACTATTCCAGAAAGAGTTAATGCATCAAAGGCAGTAGGTTTTTGGCCTTCCGTTGGAAACGTAGCTAACATAGTTTTAGATACTACCTTAAATACAGGGTATGTATTTAATGAACAAGGTCAGTTAGCTGCACCGTATATGGTCATTAATAATATGATGATGAAAACCTCTCTTCAATCGGCTTTACCAGGAAAAGAAAGTAAAGCTCTTATGGAGAGATATGAAGCAATGGAAGTTAGACCTTTTTCCCCTGCTATGCCAAAAAGTAGAGCAAGAGATCAACTTCAAGCGTTAGTTTATTGGTTAACCGAAGTTGAAAACAAAGCTCTGTCTGAACCTAGTCCTACAACTAATGCCAGATTAATTGAAAGAACAAATTCTTTGCTGTCTTTAAGGCAGATGAGAGTAAACTACGAAAGATTGCTTGAAGATTTTGGAGTTCGTCCAGGAAACATCGATCCTAGAAGCTATACAGATACAGATTATTCAGAACAATATAATTCAGATGATGACAACTTAAATGCAACAGATTCTACTTCGGAAGAAGTTAATACAGAGAATACTTTAGATTTAAATGAAACTTCTAATTTCAGAGAAATTACAGAAGATATGTTGTCAAATAATACCTTTAATTTAAACGGTGAAATAGTAACGGGTGATGAATTTAAAGCTTATATGGAAAATGACGAAGTTTTTAATTATGTGCTTGATACAAGAACCAATACAATTAAGAAAATAAGAAAGTAAACAATGGCAGTAATCCAGATTGAAGAAGAAGAAGTTGCTGTAAATCCTATTCAGATAGACGAAGAGGAACAACAACCTATATACTCCTACAATAAAGACTTGATTATTAACGATTTAGAAGATGGCGTTATGCCTTTTGATATAATTAACGATATAGCAAAAACAAGTCCTGTTGTATATTTGGACGATGGTTCTCCTTTTGATGTTAGGGGGGCAATGCAAAGTAAAGATGTTGCTGTAGAAGATATTATTGGTGTTTTAAAACGAGGAAAACATTTTGATGATAAAAGAGGTGGGCTAGGAAGCTTTACAGGCGGTATTAATAAAGGTATTGCTGATTTTTTTGGTATGCCAGGTAATTTAGCTCAAGGAGCTATAAACTTAGGTATCTCTGGATATAATGCACTTACTGGAAGTGATGTTTCTAGATTAAAAGACTCACCTTTTACAACTGGAGGTATTAAAAAGGAATTAGACTACGAGGGTATTCCGGTAATAAACAATATGGATGATGTTCTGCCATCTGAAAAAGCTTCGGCAACAGTCGGAGAGGTTATTGGTGCAGGAACATCCACTCTTTTAGGTATGGGGCCACTTGGTCAAGGGGTAAAACAAGGAACGGGGGTAATTTCAAAATATCTAAAACCTATTACTGATCCTTTATTAAAAAAACCTGGTGCAACAGCATCAACTGAAACTTTAGCAACGGGGGCAGCAGCGGTAGCGGCAGGAACTTCTCAAAAAATATTTCCTGACAACGAATACGCACAATTATTTTCAGAATTAGTTGGGGGAACTGTAGGCCCTTCTGCAATCGATGCAGGAGTTTCAACAGTAAAGAATTTTGGTAAAGGATTCGTTAGGTTTATAAACAATTTTCAAGGAGAAGAAGGGGCAAGAAGAAATGCTGTTATGGCTTTGCAAGATGCTATTAAAAAGTTACCACCAAACCCAGACGGTACTAAGGTAACAGGTGAGGAAATTGCAAAACTATTAGATAAAGCGGAAGTTGTTGGAGGTCTAACTTCGGCTCAAAAATCTAAAAACGAATTTTTAATTGGTTTAGAAAATGAGTTAGCTTCTCGAAAACCTTCATTTTCTAAATACAGAGATGATACTATGACAGACTCTCTTGAAGCAGTTCGTTATGCCATAACACAGATAGCATCTACAGGTGATGTAAATGATCTTAAAGTAGCAGCTCAACTTGAAGAAATATACTTTAAAGACATGATAACAAAAACCCTAAATGACGCTAAAGGTACTCAAAAAACTTCTTCTGACGAACTTAGTGGGGCAAATTCAAAGAGAGCATCTACTGATACTGCCAATACTCTTAATCAAGCTATATCCGCATTGAGAGGTGCAGAAGATAAGTTATGGGGTGCAATACCTCGTACTGTTGTTGCTAACACTGGAAGAACTCAGTCAGCCATAAAAGAAATGCAGGGTGAATTTTTTTCAGATCTAGGGGAGCCAGGATTAGAGAATTACATTTTAGAATTTAGAAAATTAGCAAAAGATCCAGAGTATTTAGTAAACAAACAAAAAGAAAAAGGATCAGCTACACAAAGCGACATCGATGAATCAATTCAAACAGAACAAGAAGTTTTTGGGTCTTCAACTAGAAATGCAGATGATTTAGAAGGAACAGAAACTCCTACCGAAATTACTGTAGACTACATGATTAAATTGAGAAAAAGAATGCTAGAACAAGCAAGGGTATTACGAGGTGGAGTTGCACCTAATTCCGAAGCAGCGAGAAGATATAGCAAGATTGCAGAAGCTATATTGGAAGATCTAGGTAATCTTGGACGTACAAAAAATGGTAAGGTGGTTAACGAAGAAAATGCAGAAGCTTTAGAAGCTATCCTTAGAGCTAAAAATTTCTCAAGGGATTTGCAGGATGCTGTATTACAAACAGATATAGTCAGTATTCTCCGTAGAACTGATGCTACAGGATCTAGAGTAACTGCCAAAAATAAACTTTTAGAAGAAGGTTTTCAGGGAACTGAAATTGATATAGAAAACATATCAAAACAAATGGATGATATTACAGATATGGCAAACCAAAGAGCATCTGGAGAACTTGCCGATCTAGATATAGAAGTTCCTTTGGACGTAACTCCCCAAATGCAAGAACAACTTCAATCGATAATTTTTAGAACAAAAGTTAAAGCCGATGGTTCTGTTGATGCTGATGCTATGAACCTTTGGGTTCGTAATAATTCTGATCTTTTAGAAAAGTTTCCTGTCTTACAAGCTAAAATAAGAAATGCAGCAGGAGATCAGCAAAAACTTAATGAGGTTGTAAGACAGATAGAGCTAGACAAAAAAGCATTTTATGACGAAGAAGCTATTGGAAAACTTTTAAAATACGATGATCCGGCAAGAGCCGTTGAACAAATTCTTAGTGGAAATAAAGCGGAAACTGGAATTAACAGATTAATGAACTTAGTAAATGCTCCAGATGGCAGTAACGCAAGTGCTATTAGAGGATTAAAAGCTTCCGTAATAGAAGGCATTAAAAGAAAAGCCACAGATAATACAGGGAAAGTAAACTTACTTGAAATAAGTAATACTTTGCAAAGTCCTCTTGTTGCTCAAGGTGATAGCATACTAAAAAAATTAGTTGATAATGGTATTATGGATATCAAAGAAGCTGACCGTTTAAAAGTACTTTTAGATGAATCTGCACAACTTATAGAGATTGCTAAAAATGCTAATAAACTAGATGATGAAATTTTAGGAGATGTAAATGCACTTTTTGATCTTATGACAAGAGTAGGGGGTGCTACTCTAGGTAGTTTTGGAGTTGCCGGTGCAGGGGCCCCATTAGTTGCCGCTCAAGCAGGATCTGAAACAATGAGAAAAATTGTTCAAAAAATTCCTGGTGGTAAAGTTATCGACACTTTAGTTGAAGCAGCCAAAGATCCAAAAATAATGTCTGATCTTTTAAATAAAACTAAAGTACCTCAAGAAAGGGCAGAGATAACACGAAGATTACAAACATGGTTAATAGGTTCAGGAATTATCGAAGCATCAGAAGCTATTGATGAAACAGAACAAATGCTTTTCGATGAAGCTATATGAAAGACGAAAGTAAAACAGAAGAAGATTTTAAAGACCAAGACAAGGCAGCGTTGAGAAGACAACTCGCCCAACTTCGGATGGCACGATATACTTTAATGTCGATGGGAGTTTTTACGGCAGCAATGTTTTTCGTATCGGTTGAAAGAGTAAACGCTTTGTCAGATATTTCCAATTTATTTTATCTCAGCGGTGCAGGAATAGTTGGGGCCTATATGGGATTCAACTCAAAACGATTTTAATTAAAAGACCCCAGAGGTTTCCCTCTGAGGCCACACTAGCAATGAGATAAAAGGAAATTTAAATCTCACTGCTAACCTTATACTAATTTTAGCTCTCTTGGTCAATCAGATCGGAGAGATTTTTTTTACTTACTATGGTACGTTTATAAGAACCTTTACCTTTTTTAGCAGGAACAACTTGAGGAGATTTTCTCTCCCCAAGCATAGCTTTTGCTATTGGATTTCTAGGTTTTATTTTTCTGATTCGCAAAAAAATATCCTTTTTTTCTATTTAAATACAACGATTTGTAAGTTTTTTTCTCCATTTTTACAAAATTAAAAATTTCATGTGATATAATAAATATATACACTAGCAATAAAGGAAATATAAAATGACTAAATACTACACACCAAAACTAACTAAGGCTCAATACTTCCATGTGTTAAATGCAATATGGGATTATGGAGAAACAATTAAGACTTCGCAACTTTCAAATAAAAATGAGATTAACTTACATGAGAGAACTGAAGATGCGTTGATGAAAGCACAGGAGAGAAAACCTAGAAAGTCAAACGGACAAACTTAACTTTATCTTTCGGTACATCAAAAAACTTTTCTTGTAAACTTTCAAGATACTTTTCTGATCCTAAAACTTTGTAATTAGGAACTGTAACAATTGGACTAGCTTTTAATGCATCCGAAGTTACGATCCCAACTGACCAGAGGTTACTTGAAAAGACAAAGAACAATGTCGAGCCATTTATAAATTTGGCTTTACGATACGGAATGTGAAGGGTAGGGAAGGTAAACTCTCCTGCCCATCCCTTCTTTACTTCAACTTCAACAGCAAACTTTCTACCATGACTACATTCACAAACGAGATCAACACCATATTTATCTACATTGTCCTCAACTTTATATCCGGCATTCTCTAAATAGATCTTTGCCTTTGCTCTCGCTGAGACATCGAAGTCGAGAAAGTCTTGTTGATTGAAGTTCTTTGCCATTGACGTTCTTCTTTCTGCTTTTTTAAACAACACTTTGCACAAAAGTATTGTTTCTCTGAAATAACTATTGCGTAATCGCTACATTCTTCACATTTTATAGTAAGTAAATTTTTATCAATTTTAGACACCGCACGATCCCCCTGTTCCACTAATGTCACAAATGTCATGGGTTTCGATATGCTCCTCAAATTCCTCACCAAGCTTACTTACAGCTTCGCTATAACGAACTGAGGTTAAAGGTTGACCCCCTCTAGAGCCATCAGCATAACAAGTAAACCCTCTTAGCCGTGACGCATAAGACGCTAGAGTATCAGCAAACTTATCTACAGTATCTGGGTTGTTAAGCTTCGATCCCCACGCAGGAAGATTAATCGTTGAAGAGATAGCCATGTCTACATAGTCTTGAACGTCAGCTTGAAACTTAATTCTCTTTTCATAATGTTCTGACAGATCCAATGCACTCTCAACTTTGTCGGGATCGATGCCGTAAAGATCAATCAGTTCTTGGGCAGCACTATCCACAACATACTGGTAAACCCACTTCTTATTACCTTTCAAATACCTTCTCTTATAGGCAACAGAAAATATAGGCTCAATTCCTGTTGATGTTCCTGCTAAGATTCCAATCGATCCAGTAGGAGCTATAGCTCTATTCGCACATGGTGTTGATATCTCAAGTTCATCTGAGAAATACTTCGATACTTTATCAGACTCGCCTTTATAAACAGAAAGCCAATTTTTAAGTTCTGTATTAACTCCATAGCTATGACCTCTTGCTAAAAGCCATTCATGCATACCCATCAACCCAAGACCTAATCTACGGTTCTTTTCTCTGGTTTCGTAGACCTTTTCATAGGGAAGTTTTGCTCTTAAAGTTCCACACATTAGAAACTTAGTTGCCAATTCTACAACGTGTTTAAACTCTCCAAGATTTTCAATTCTACCTAAATTAACCGATCCTAAGTTACACACATCATCCCCAGAATCACTTGTTACTTCGCAGCAAGCATTTCTTAATGTTTCATTCTCTTTATCAAAGAAATTAAAACTAAATCCTGGCTCAGATGTACGAAGAGCTTGCTCAACATTCTTTCTAAAAATAGGTGTAACATCACCTGTCACCATGTAACGCATAAGCCAATCGGTGTCATAGTTCAGTGATATGTTCGTCATGTCTAACGGTGCAGGAAAGTTAAAGTCATCTTGCTTAATATCCCACAGAGATTTTCCAGTATTTCCTACTGGCATATTGTGCCAATCTTTTGCAGTCAAGAAAGCTTCAGCATCTCCATGTTGCCAATTCAAACTTGCGTAAATAGCTGACCTTCGGCTTCCCCCTTGCATAACTTTTGAGCCTATGGCATTTATCATTTCCATTTTTGGAATAGGGCCACTTGCCTGTCCACCAGTTCTCGCAATAGGACTTCCGCTTGGTCTATATACGGAGTAGTCAACACCAATGCCCCCACCTGTCATAAGACACGATTCAGCTTTCCAACTTAGGTCAGCCCAATCTTCCCTTGTATCTTCCTCTGCTTTTAACAGGTAACAGTTGTTAAAGAACTTATTAGGTCTTCCTGCATAATATAAATAACGTCCACCAGGAATAAACTTCATTTCTCGAACATACTGTATGAGATCAATCTTTTCATCGTATGTCATATTATCTTGGCAAACATCATGCACAAGAGTTTGAGCGAGAGCATCCCAAGTTTCAGCCCCTTCGTGCCTATATTTATGGTTAAAGATATCCTCACTAAACTTACTACGGAATGCAGGATTTAAATTACTTTTGAACTTCATCGATTATCTCCCGATCCACTAATTACATCCCGACTTAACCGGCTGTTTAATTTATTAAGATTCATCGAAGCTACATGATCTAAAGATAGGTGTAGGGCATCACAAAGGTTAGCTTTGTACCAAAGGATATCCCCAATCTCTTTTCCAAGTTCAACACGGCTAGATGAAAAAAGTTCATCTATATTGTCTGGAGAATAATCAGTACTACCTTCATCTCGTATTTTTTTCTTTATAACATCTGCTTTGTTTGAAAGAGTTACGAAATCACGAAATAGATTTTGTATTTCATTATCAGTTTTTGTAGAAAATAGTTCATTGTCCATTTTCTCAAGAACTTCTCCAACTTCCGATAGTAATCCTAAAAGTAGATATTGAAATTTATATTCTTGGGGAAATTTAGAAAAATTCCTTGCTTGTGTTTGATACTCTCCAAAGTCCATTATATATGCTCTCCTCTTTTGTTCATTTCAATTAAATCTTCAATAAAAAATTTCATTTTGTTTAAATCATAACCAACATCGACACCTTCCTTTTCACCTAAACGATAACAAGCTTTAAAGATGTCACCTCTGGACTTGCTCATTGCCTTATGGCTAATCAAATGTCGTAGTTCTTCAGCGTGAGGTGGAATTTTGTAGTACTCAGTAGAGCCACCATCAGAGGATGTTTTTTCACGATCCTTCGGTGCATTGCTCCAAACGCTCATTGTCTTTTCCTAAAGTTAATCACGTTAGAATTTTGAATATCCTTAATGGCTTTTTTCAACTTGGGATCAGCTTCAAAATCAATGGACGTATCCTGTTCGATGGCGAATTTTTCTTCTCCAAAAGTTGATCCCATTGCGAGCAAAACTTCTGGATTATCTTCCACCAGAGAGACAACACCGTACATCATAAGCATGATTGCATCGGCACGATCTTTATCAAAATCTTGGTCAAAACAGAAACCTATACTGGCTGCTAATTTGCCATCATCCATGAGTTTAAGAGTTAAACCCACCTCATTTGTTTCTAGATGAGAAAACCCATCTTTTTTATCTTTTGCCATTGTTACACCTCATTGTTTCTATTATTTTTATTGATTTTAAGTTTCTCTTTTCTTTCATCCATTCCTCTGGAATCCATTTATCTGCAAAGGGAATCCCAAGTTTCTTACATACATCTGCATAGGTAGTTTTTGATCCCTTGCGGATCTTTGACTTCGATCTGTTAAACACCATTCTCAGATCTAAGTTGGGATACTGTTCTTTGACCAAAGCTAACTTTCTTCGATCCTCTAAAACCCAACGTCCTTTAGTCTCAATGACTATCCCATTCCAAAGAAGAAAGTCTGGAGTGTAAGTATGGCTAGAGCTAGGAATAACATATGTAATGCGGATGGATTCGTATTCATTTTTCACCTTTGCTTTCTTCAATTGCTTCTGGACATCTTCCTCTAAACCACTTCGATATCCTGCTATAATTGCTCGTTTGCGAATCCCGTTACTAGTCCACATACCAATGTTTCCTTGGGTTCGCCGCCTTACTCTCTGCACAAGGTTGATACTGAGCGTGAGGCCAACAGGTAGCTCTAAAATCGCACATGGAGCATTGTTTGGCTAAGATCTTTCTGCCAGTAAGTTTTCGATTAAACCACTCCTCAATCGGCTCAAAATCCCGCTCAAAAGGCTTTTCATTTGTAATGGCATCTACGTTTTTACGCATCAGCTTGATTGTGTTGGCATAAATATCTTTATCATCTGGACTATCGACGCAAACAATCTCACCGGATGATTTATTCATCACGATCCAACCGCCCATTTTTTTCGATTGTCCGACTGAGTATCCTGCCATCTGACCCAGATAACCAAAAGGATCATCGTCTAGCAGGGCATTGAAACCTTTCGTCCACTTGTTACGATATGCCCAATCACTTGCTGATTTTATATCCCAAACCTTATTGGCTATTTCAACATCATCTTCTCCGTTGATAGCAGTGTTTGCTATGTTTAATTCAACTTGGGATTTTTCACCCGTTACAGGAATATCTGTAGATTTCATTAACAACATAAGAATTATTTCAGAGAAATCCCCTAACATCATTCTTAGGATATGATTGTATTGTTTTGGCTTTGCTTTCGCACCTGACGCTTCCATTTGGAGTTGGCAAGTAGGTCTACCAATATTAGACATTCTCAAACGAAAGCTACGTTTCTCTTTAGGCTTGAGTTGACGGTGCAAGGCATCACGAAAGTCCTCTACCGCCTTTTCAATGTCTTCATCCTTTATCTCAACTTCTTCGTGTAAGTCATTGGAAAGTTTAAGAAGAACTTCTTCAAGTCTATTTTGTATTTGTTCACCAAGCATTAAGACATACCTCTATTGTTCAGATAAAGTATCTGCTATTTTTGTTTAACTTTTTGGTAGTCTAGCTTGCGTCTTTTAACTCTTGACCAAGAGCATCTTGCAGAGCATCAATCGCTGAATTATCCAAATTATTATTCCTTAAAGCTTCCGTGTATTGATCTCGTATAGCTTTATTCTTTTCTTCAATTTGATTTGTGATAACCTGGATTGTTTCAACCGTGGGCTGATTCATAACTAGTCGTTCATCCATATCAGCAACATAATGAATAACATAGTAATCTACTGAACCATTTGAGCGTTCTTCAATCTTCATATTGACCCAATGATCCCTCATATGTTCACCAGACGGTAACTTTCTGAAGTACTCATTTTCTATTCCATCCCGATTGGAGCCTTTAAGGAACATAACAACGGGTAAATTTTCAATTGAGTGAGTTTTACCTTTAGCATCTTTCATTTCAGCTTTAATTAAACCTCTGACAATTCGACTAAAGGAAACATTTTTAAATTTCTCTTTATCCTTTTCAGTCATTAGTTTTGCTGTTGGCTTGCCACATCGAAGAGTACCCTTGGAATCAATAGGTTCTTCCGTAAAAATATTTCTGACTTCTATCGTTTCAACAATCATTTCATTGTTGTCGAAATCATAATTTTGCCATTTAAAGGTTTGGAGAAGGGGTCTAAACCAGACACTTTCTGCATACAAATTACCATCGGGGTGATTAATGGTGAAGACACCTTTGGTAACCTTATTATTATTTTTATCTATCTTACTATAGTTAACTTTTAAAATAGGAAAAGAAATACCATCCTGTTTTTGACTTCCTCTTCCATCGTCATTAATACGATCCAACTCTGCTAAAAGAGCGGTATCCACTGCTACAACTTCATTCATATTTTTTATTCTTTCACTTAATTATAAATAGAGAATCATTATAACATTTTCTTATATCATAAGCAAGAAATAGTTAGTGGCGTAAGCAATTATTATTGCATTTCCATCCAGTTTTTTCCTTTTGCAATTTCAATGTCCAGAGGGATGATTTGATCGTGATTCCAACGTTCTTTCATATCCGTTTTCATGTCTCTCATAGCAATTGTGATGTAGTGTTCCATATTGGAAAATTCGTCAGGATGAACATCGATCACTATACTATCATGTACCGTCAGAATTAGTTTAGACTTTAGATTTAAGTCTTTAAATATCCTCAATATTTTTATGCAAGCCAGAGGTACGATATCTGCCGTACTAAAACTTTGAACGCCCCAATTTACGACTTGAGTATGGTTAGATACCCTACCATTACCTATTCTTCTAGGATTATCCCAATGAAATTCTCTTCCCGATGGTATAGCAAAACCACCATCTGAAAGAACCATAGTAACAAGACTATCGTGCCACAATTTTACACCTTTATAAATATTAAAAAATTCTTTAAAATATTCTTGGATATGTGGTGGCTCATTTGCTCCTAATCCCCCGAAAATCGGACTAAAGGAATACGGTTTTCCCGATATTTGTCTTTCCTGTTTTGTAACATCAGAAGGATCTTTTTGAAGAATAATACTTGCCGTTTGGCTATGGATATCTTTACCGTTTTTTACGTCATCGATAATCTGTTGATCCTGACTAAGTTCTCCGGCAACACGAAATTCTAGTCCACTGTAATCAGCTTCCCAAATCTGACCACCTTCAAAACGAGATACAAAACATTGCCGGACAGGAAAAGTATTTGATCGGGGAAAATTCTGGACATTAATGTTGCTAGAACTTAATCGCCCAGTAGCCGTGACGCATTGGTTAAAACTAGAATGCAACCGTCCATCTTTTCTGGTGTTGTTTTTAATCCCATTTATAAAAGTATTAAGATAAGTATTAAGAGCATTCAATCGCATAATCTTTGTAAGAAATTCAACGGCTACCAAATTATTTTTTTTCTCCGCTTGCTGCAGTAATAAACCTATAGTTTGCTTATCGCTTTTAAATCCATTTATTGATGCGTAAGAAGGATTAAGAGGGCTAAGTTTCAATCCTGCAACTTTTCCAGTGTCTTCATATAATGCCCCTTGACCTTGGCAGTCAGGACACTTTGTTAAGTTCTTCCAAGGTGTTCCATCAGCTTTAACTTTTTGTATTTTTCCTATTGAATCACACGTTACACAATGCGTAGCAATCTGACGATGAACTACTCTGCTTGTTTTTCTCACGGCATCTACAAAATGCGAATTTTTCATTTTTGGGGCCCGTAAAGGTTTACCTCTGGCATCCACCCCGATGTTAAAAGTTTGTCTATGTTTTTCTCTGTCGGGGATCTCTCTACTGTAGATAACCTTTGTCATATCTTGACCAGAATTAAGATTTATAGGGCGATCACCCATAATATCGGTAATTATGCCGTTTAAAACGATCTCTGTGGCCTCCTTCTCTGCAAGAAACTGTGTCTCTACCCGATGAAGGGCATCAGAATCGATGTTAATTCCGTTAGATTCTATCTCTAAAAGGAAAATTAACATCTCATTCATCAATTTAATCGTTGGTTTTAATCCTGGATGTCGTTTTAATTCTTCCTGCTGCGAAAGATAAATTTCAACTGTAGATTGAACATCAGCTTCAGCATACTCTAATACGGTAGCCAAAGGCATAGCTTCAAATCCAGTGCCAGATTTAAAAAGATCATCGACAAGATCAGACTTCTTTTGAGTAGGTACATTACGTCTTTCAGCTATCTTTTTGAGAGACAATTCTCTTCGTTGCCCTCGACTAAATATGTACTCAGCTATCATTGTATCATAAACGGCTTGCCGTTCATCATTAACCCGAAGGTTCATTTCAAATCCTGCTTCAGAGAGCCATTGCAAATCAAACTTTGCATTATGAGCCACAATCATATCTGCTTTTTTTAAAGCATAACGCAGAGGCTCTGGATCGTCTGGAATCTCTTTTTCATCGTGATTAAATACGAGGTGATTAACCTTGTAGCATCCTACCCACATCCAATGGGCTGATACGATTTTATTGAGAGGATTAAACGGTGAATTATCAATCTGACCCTCATGCCTTTGCACGGTGGTTTCCAGATCTAAACAGAGGATTTTCATTATCTAAACATCCCCTTATCATGTAACTCTTCGTGGTAAGCATCTTCAATAATACTTGCCACCATTACCGATATTGAACACTTTGTTTTAGATACTTCACCTTTCAACCATTCAGCTACGTCTGTGTCTAAATGTTTAAGAACAACGTCAGCTTCAATTTTTGGTTGCCATCGATCAATCATTAATTTTCTGGCACGACATTTCTGACAGAGATTACCTTTTCCTCTGCCCGATAAAGGTTTACTGCAACTTTCACACTTCATAGGTCACTCCTATAAAAAATATGAGTTCCTACTTTTTTAATTCTATGAAGACTTGATGCCCAATAAGGATCAACATAATCAGCGTGATAATGCGTGGCTTCCTTACCAACAACACTTACATATTCTCGCTCAGATATCATAAACTCAGCAATGTTAAGAGAACGCTCCCACGCTCTTTTTTCTGTTGGTTTGTCGGAAAGACCATCGGAATAAAACGAGAATTGTTTATTTTGTTTTACAACTTCACATACCGTATCTGGGTACTTCGGACTTTCAACTCTGTTTAAAACTGTTTCTGCAACGGCAATTCTTCCATGAATTGGTTCAGAACGAGCCTCAAAATAAATGGCAAGGGCCAAACAAGCTATTTCTATCATGCTGCTCTCCCATAAAATTTAGGGGTAGCTTCTGAGTTTTTCTGAAACAAATACCAACAGCAATTATCTTTGCCGGTGGTGTTAGAAAACCATTTTACTCTGCCTACAGAAACAATCTTTTTAAGATAGCATTGTACGAATCTTGTTGACTGTTTCGTATGTATCCAATCCGCATCCGCTAAGAGCCAAACTGGTTTATCTAATGCAACAAGATGATCAATGAGGGGATGAAATACTTTACGATTCCAAGGTGGATTAGTAATAATAGCATCTGCATTTTTAACAAATTCTCTGGTTATTTTAAAAGCATCAAATTCGTTTACATCTTGTCGTGAGGGTTCGATGTCCGAAATCCAGGAACAGGTTAACCAATGCTTCTCCAAATGCTCCATCAAAGCACCGTTTCCCCCACAAGGTTCGACAAAGGTATTGCAATCTTTTAAATGAGGAAGAAGAGGAACTACTGCGGCATAGGGAGTCGGATAGAAATCTCTGGGTTTTCTCTCAAAGTCTGATCTCTTTCCCATGTTACACCTCATACCTTGATATCTGGTGATTGAGGTGACAGACCACTGTACCGTGCCATCCGTTCAGCTTGTTTTTAGATACGGTGAGAAATCGAGTGTAATCTGGGTCTTCATGTTCTTCGGATGGATGCTTACCAATACCTATGATGAGATCCGTTTCCGCTGACTTACCGATTTTACTGTTCTCCATATCAAATGTAGTAAGTTTGGTTTTGCTTTTTGCATCAGCCGATGCTTGCGAAATCACGATTAATGCACAATTTTGCCTTTTTGCTAATTCTCTAAAATTAGTATAGAGGGTTCTAATTCGTTCATGTGATGCATTAAAAGTTCCGTTAATATGAATTTTATCGCCTTGATCGATAACCACAACATCAAAACCACCGTCTTGTATCCACGCTTCAACTTTTTGAAAATCCCATCCACCAACATTTTTAATTCTAAAGTTAGGAAATGATAAAAATGTTTCTTGAACTTCATCTATTCTAACAGGGATTTCTGCCGTTGTAATGCCACACATGGCTTGGCAACAACGAACCATTGTTACACCACCATCTTCCTCATTAGCTAAAATCCCAACTTTACATCCATCTTGATGCATAAATCCCCCAGGACCGCAGCAAATACTCGCTATAAAAGCAGTTTTGCCTGTTTCGGGGGTAGCAAAAAATGTAGAGAAAGACTTTCTGCGAACCCCATAAACGTGTTGAGAAAGGGATGAAATGTTAAACTTAAATGCATTATCATCGGACTGTTGAGCTAAAAGAACTCGTAAATCTTTTGTTACATCTTCCCCAAAATCCATAGGTGAGTAGCCAGTTTGCTTCTGGAGCATTAACTGATCGATGGTAGCTTGTGCGTTTGGATCTCCTTCAGAAATACGGAGATAAGCATCCGCACACTTTCTAGCCCAGTTCTTTTCCCATAAACTTGTGATGATTTCATTAGCGATACCATCGTGAATAGTTTCTGCTTTGCATACTATATCTAATGCAAGCGTAAAATCCTGCAAATCTGAATTGGTTGCTACGGGATTTTTAGTTTTCCAAAGTTCAAGAATTTCAACTTGAGATAAATCGTGATGATACTTTTCATGGGCATCACGAAGAATTTTGAATATATCTTTTTGCTCTGAATTAAAAAGATCTTCATTAAGTTGTAATTTATTTTGCTCGTAAAACTCTGTTTTTAAACAGGTTTTTAATACCTCTTTTGACATTTATTGTTTTCCTTATTGCCAGTGTGTTCGAGCCTTTTAACACAGTAACAATAAGTTTACAATAACTATTTCTATCTTAGTGGCGTAAGGATTATTTTAGACATAAAAAAACCCCTAATTAAAGGGGCTTTTAAATTACATTCTAATTTTAACCTTTGCAATGTCGGGCAAATCGTCACCTCTCCGTTCCCGAATATCAGTTTCATATTTTACGACATTGACATTTCCGGCTACCATATTCTTAATAGTAGAGTCTATAATTGCCTTTTCTTTTGCGATACCTTCATAACCTTCTACTATGTAGTCAATTAAAACGATACCTCTGACTTTCTTTTTTAACATAGTTCCTCTTATTTTGCTCCGTTTAAAATCCGAAAAGGACTGTTGGTTTCTGTTATAAGGTTCAACGACCCAAGCTCAAATTATTTAATTCTGCCGCTGACAAATACTTTAAGTCTTGTTCAAGTAAAGCAGTAGTTACGTCAGAAAAAGGAATTAACTGTTCCACTAAGTATCTTGCCTTACGGCTTGCATCTTTGTCAAGTGCTATTGTTACTTTTTTATATTTCGTTAACTGATGTTTCTGGTTTGTACTCAAATTTGTGCCAGAAATAGCTATTCCTACGGTGTTTTCTAAGCGAGAAACCGACACTGCTGACGCACAATCTTCTACAATTACTGCTGATTCTCCGAATCCTGCTATAAAAACACCGCTTGTATCCCCATACTGTTTCCATTTTGGTTTATGTCCTGGAATCAATGTCCTACCTAATGCCCCAACTAATTCGGGATAGAAAAATAGTATTCGTCTTTCCTTTGGTGAATATTTAATGGTTACCTTCTTTTGAATAGCTTCTGAAAGGCAATTATGGATTTCTAACCAATCCATCACAACTTTGTGATTTTCTATACCAGATAGAATAGGGGGAATAGGACTTCTTATAGGTGTTGTATCTTCCGTTGCTTTTTCTAATCTGCTTCTGATCGATGCAGAAGAACCTACACCTTTATAAAGACCTTTAGCGTTGCAGGACGCTTTATAACAATTCCATAAAATATCACCGGATTTATTGCTGATAGTAAATGTGTTAACACCAAAGCAAAAAGGACAAATAATTCTTTTACTTTCGTCCTCTTTAACTTTTATATCTTTTACGATATTTAGTTGTTCTTGATAACTATAAAACAATTATAATCTATTCTGTTCTTTTACAAATTCTGCAACCAGATTTAATTGATCAATATCTAATTCATCTAATGTAACTTTAAAAGTGGCTGGTACAGTTTCTATATCGGCAAGAGTACCTTCTTTTTTATTATCTTTTAATCTAGGTTTAAATTGGCTTATTTCTGTATTTGCTAGTATCATAATATGTTTCCTTTATCTAACTAATATGGGATTCGCTCGTTGCGGAACGCACTCGCATTTTACAAGCAAGTTCCATTAAGTCAAGTATTAATTATAATAAAAGTTAGTGTTATATCTCTGGTTTAATTGCTTGTAAGTTATTGTAAATAAAACGTTTTAACTAACCGAAGATGTCGGGAGTTCGAGTCTCTCATCACCCACCAAACCTTTGTTTTTATTACATTTTATGTTTTTATTTTTGCACAAAAGTGGTTTTGCAGAGAAAAAGTACCAAAACATTATCTGCATTTTAGTTAGTGGCGTAGTTACTGTTATGATTCGTTTAGCCAAAAACCTTGTTGAGAGCATTGCTTCTCATCTTCGATGCCGCCCTTAAATAGACCTGTACCATCTTAGGATCACGGTGTCCGGTTACACTCATAATCTCATCTCCAGACAGTCCATTTAAACCAAGGCGAGTAGCCCCTGTAGCACGGTTATCTCTCATCTGAAGGTGTTGCGGTATTCCTGCTGCAGAACGTACCTTATCAGTTGAATAGATAACGTTGTGTTTCGATAGACCTGTTCCTGTCGTTTCATAATTTATAAGAAAACCTTCGGGCCTGTCATCGATACAGCAAAACCTTTTTCTTTTTCCTAACCCGTTACCCGTGTATAGGGTTTCTCCTGCATCGATCCTCGCTTTAATCTCCAACTCCCTCTCACGCACGAAATTTAAACGATCTACAAGGATTTTTAGGGAAGGGGATCTCATATCAAAGTCTAGGGTATTTGGGATACCTTTATGAGAAATAGACTTTTGCTGAGTAAAGGTAAGAATACCGTCTTTTATATCGCTGTTCTTTAAATTTCGCATATCTCCTGGTCTCTGACACAAAGTGTTGCAAAACAGAGCAATCGTTCCAATCGAATGATGTCCTAATTCATCTGCCTTTGAGATAAAGTCCTCAAGTTGCTTATCTGACCAGATACCTCTTCCTTGACCTTTGTTCGGTACAGGTACTTCCAGTTCCTGCAAGGTAAACGGATTAAAGTTTACCCTGCTATGCTTAATCCCAACGTTATACACTCTTCGGAACACTTTATTAACGTGATAAACACGATGTTTTCCATGTTTGTGGGTAATTTCAACATTAAGCTTATCGACATACTCTCTCGTAATTGCTTTAAACTGGTATTCTCCAAAAGTTTTGTTTGAGGATCTCACCATAAAATCCATGCCAAATTCCAAAAGTAATTTATAGTCACTTTGAGAGTTTGGTTTTAGTTTTAAAAAATGAGTAGTGCCATAATAGTGATGTACCAATCCCCTGACTGATTGAGGATCAACAGTTACAGACTTTCTTTCTTTTCTCAACGCATTGTCCAAACGTTGATTTATCTCAAAGGCATAGTCTGAAAGATCAGAAATATTTCTAAACACTTTATATTTAACTTTTAATAACCTTTTCATATCCGGTGAAGGTTGATGAGCATAATAAGTACCGTCCTTCTTACTATCTCTTCGCTGACAATATTTTGGAAGTTTAACAGGCATTCCTATATCTCCTTGCTAGTGTGTCTCGAATCCTTTTTTAAAGTAACACTAGCTATAAGTCAATCTATGCTTGCAACTATGTTGCGAATCACTTATACAGTTACTGTTACTTACGGTTGTTAACAGCGGCTTGTTAATGTATCCTTCCGTAAGTAGCATATTCATATACTTTCCTCCCTTTTGCCCTGTAGTTTATTTCCTTTCCTACAGGGCATTTTTTTGCGTGCGTGCGTAGATATACACACATAAAAAAACACCCCCGAAGGGATGTTTCCTTTTACTGCTCTTTGCTAGTGTGTTTATTTTTTCTGTTTCTTAGTTGAAATTACTGTTTCGCCAGTAACAGAATTTTTATATGCCATGCCCCAAGGGTGTTTTTGGTTTGAAACATCAGCTTCGTTAAAACATACTCTTACTAACGTTTGGTCAAAGTATTCAGTAACTTCAGTTGGTGTTGCAATCCAAGTATCTGTTGACAGAGAAAGTACGGAAGCATCTTTCTTTTGTTTCTTCACAAGTTCAACAGCGTGATCAATGGCATCTGCCAATTCAAGTGCTTGTTGCGTGTTGAGAAATGTTGTTGGCATTTGTGTGAACCCCTCTAATCTTGAGAAAGGGGGGAGCGTTTATGGGGGCAGGAAAACTACTTGCAGATCTGCCAAAAGCACATGATAGGTTAACGCCTAAACCTTTATGGTTTTTACTGGGTATTGGTTTTAAATTTTCGAGAGGAGGCCCTAATAAGCCAACGCTCCTCACTTTAATATTTAGTTTTCTTCCTTGTTCTGTCACTTTTTTACTCCTTTCAGTTTAGTTTTAGTTTAATAATTGAACTTTAAGTGTAACGCACATTAAAATAAAAAATCAACTGTTATATTAGTTATTTTTTACTTAATCTCACGCTGCAGAAGAACTTATAGACTTACTATTTACTTCTTCTTCACTAACTAAGGCTCTAAGTCTTTCTAACTCTTTAGTTTTTTTAAGAAAGTAATCCCAATCCGCTTCATGTAAAGATCTTCTCCATCGCATTTCAGCTTTCCGAACTTGTTTTTTCATTCCGGGAATCATGTCTTTAATCATGGCAAGTTCATTCATAAATTATTCTCCTTTCTTAATAGGTTTAAATCTTGACAGGTCTAAATACTCTTCCCACTCCTCTACGATTGCTTCCTCAGTATACGTTGATTCTAATGGAAGTATGTTCACTATAAGTTCATCACCATGCTCACTCGACAATCGTTCTAGTTTTTTGCAAGTTGCTTCAGCATCAAGAGGTGAAGCGAAAGGATAAAGCCAAGTGTCTCCATGACCATCAACCACGGTTAAAATGGATCTTACTTTTTGTTTTTTACCAAGAATAAATACATCAGGCATTACACACTCTCCATATAAATTTTATATGCTTGTGAACGATTTGATATATTCATTCGGCATTCGATGTTAAAAAGCATTTCCACATATTTTTTATCAAGAGAAAGTCTTTCTTTAATATATGTTTCTAAAACTTCTGGTGGAATCTTAAATTCATCAGCTAAAGCAGAAAAAACTTGAGTAAATTCTCCCTCGCAGATAATACCACCCCTTTCGATTGTCACCGTTCTAAAAGTGTGTCCTTTCGGATCATCCCTATAAATTTCATACGCTTGTGAAAGATTATCTATATTCATTACACACTCTCCTTCAATTTCGTTTCGATATTTTTAAGAAGAATTTCAGCGTTAGCTATCGAACTGTGGACACTGCCTCTAGAAGCTTGGTAGAGAAGTCCTATACCGCCTTTGATTTTCCATTTTCTGATATTCTCTGGTTTATCATCTACCAGAATATTACTGCTTCCATCTATTGTGTTGGTTGCAAAGTTTTCTTTTTGAGATGTAAAGATGAGATTTTTAATGTCAGGCATAAAACCATGCTTTTTTAGCCATTTACGTTTCCAAAATGCCGAATTGTCTCTGTCATTTCTGAGTGGGCTAGAACAGATGCCCCAATTCACCGTATATTTCCTTGAAAGTTCATCTACTCCTTTAACCAGAGTTTCAGAACTTGAAAATGCTTCTAGCTTGTAGAAAAAATCAGTATTTCTAAGTCTAGATAAAGCTTCTTCGTGGTCTTCTATGTATTTCCAATGTGACCTATCGTTGTCACTTGCGTACTTCTTAAAGAAGTCGGCTAGGACACCATCCATATCTAAATATATTATCATTTTATGCAGTTTCTCCTAACATTATGTGGAGTGACCCTGACGATACTATAATGAGGTTATCTTTCATTGTCATTCTTCTATATGCCTTTTTGTGCATATCGAAAAAGGTGATAACATCATCGTTTCTAGGATCATTAACTATCTTTGCCCAGAAATTTCGTTGTTCACCGTTTCTTTTTGTGAACTCTCCCCTGACATATCTGCCGCCGAAGATTTTGTGTATTGATTTTTGAGAAATTGTTTTCATTTGTTTCCTTTCATGTTCTCATTGTTAGTGTGATTCGCACTTTAAACTAAGTGGTATTGTTAGTCAAATTTTAACATTGCTGCAGGCGTGCGTGCGTAAAATTTATCACGGCAGAAAAGCCAAAAGACTCCTTATATGTATAATTATATGATATAATGAATGTAGTCCGGTGAAATACCGGTAAAAAGAATGATTACGATCATTCCAGGACACTTCCTACTTTTCAAAAAAAAACTTGTAGAATCACTTAGTGTAATGCTTAGTGTTACTACTATTTTATCATTAATTATATAAAGGAAACAAAATGAAACAGAAAATTGCCAACCAAAATGGGATAAATGTCTTGTCTCTATTTGATGGAATTTCTGGTGGACAGATTGCACTAGAAAGAGCAGGGATAAAAGTTGCTAACTATTTTAGTAGCGAGATCGATCAATACGCTCAAGCAATAGTTGCTAGAAATTATCCCAAAACTAAATTTATTGGAGATGTTACCAAGGTTAAAGGTTCTGAACTACCGCCTATTGATTTAATCATCGGTGGATCACCATGCCAAGGCTTTAGCTTTGCTAGAGGGAGTAAAACACCTGACTTTGATGATCCAAGATCCCAACTCTTTTTTGAATTTCACAGATTAATTGAAGAATGTCAGCCTACATACTTTCTTTTGGAAAATGTGAAAATGAAAAAGGAAAGCCAAGATGTTATTAGTAAGTATCTTGGTGTCGAGCCTATTGCAATTAATTCTGCATTGGTATCGGCACAAAACCGCCAGAGATTATACTGGACGAATATCCCAAATGTTACTGTTCCAATAGACAGAGGCATACTTTTAGTAGACATTATAGAAGACGGTCTAGTAGATCGTGATAAAAGTTACTGCATCGATGCCAATTTCTATAAAGGTGGTAATCATAAACAGTACTTTGAAAAGTGTAGAAGGCAACTGGTATTCGGATCAGGGGAAGGTCACCGATTTCAATATATACCGCAACTCATTCAAGTTGGGATTGCAGAAGAATATTCCCATTATAAAGGTCAGGGGCAATGTGGAAGGGTATATTCGCCTTTAGGTAAAGCTCCTGCACTTACCACAATGTCTGGGGGGAATAGAGAGCCGAAAGTTTATACTGGCGGAGCAATAAGAGGACGTTATAATGCGGATGGTAGTACTTCTCAGCAATTGGAAGTCAGAGAAGGCGGTAAGACAAATGCTTTGACTACGGTGCAAAAGGATAATGTCCTAGTTTCCAAAGAACTTCTTTCAAAGCTTCATTGGAGAAAGTTGACTGTATTAGAATGCTCTCGACTTCAGACATTGCCCGATGGATATACCGAAGAGGGTGTGTTTCGTAATGATCCCAAGTATGATCCTGTTTTACATGAGCATTGTCAGGTCAAAAAGATCTCTAAAACTCAGCAATTCAAAGCGATTGGAAATGGTTGGACAGTTGATGTTGTGGCTCACCTTTTTGAAGGTCTTAAAGATGCAGAACAGATTGAAGAGGTGGCATAATGAAAGATCAAGAGACATGGTGGGAATGTACAATAAAAATTCCTACTCTTTACGCTCGTAGGAAAGCAAGGAGCAAGGAAGAGTTCATCCAGAATTTATTAGAAGAATACAATGAATCTTGTTCGCATCTTTTTGATGTTTACGAAAGCGATCTTAGTGAGATTAAGGGAGATGAATAATGGCTGAAGTAAAAGTGCCAAGGTGCGATGAATGTGGATCAAAAAATGTTTACCGAAAACAGGACGCATCTTGGAGCGAAAAGAACCGAGATTGGACAGAAATTGAAGGCGTTGAGTACCATTGCTTTCAGTGTGGAAATTCTAAAGTAGATGTTGAGGCGAAGTTTTATGGGGGTTTTATTTGGAAAGAATTGGAAACCGAAAATGAGTAAATATAAAATTTCAATATTATGGGGAGAAGAACCCGAAATTGGTCAGAAAGCGATTACCTACACCTTCAACACTCAAGCTGAGTTAAATGCATTCAATCTTGGAATTTCTGAAATGGATGGATGGATGGGATTCGATGATACGGTTGAAGAAGGTTACGTTTCCAAACGCTCATTTGGAAAAGTAATCCCCTATCTAGGGCAAGAGTAGCCTACAGGCGTGTAGGCGTACCACAAAAACAGGATCAGGAAAAAGGAGCTATAAAGCTCCTTTTTTATTTGGGGCATATGACCAGGAATGTCCCGGATTTATATAAAAATGAACTTTGCCGCAATCCAGGATCGTCCTGGAAGTTGCAATTTTTTTTGACTCTTATTCCATTAGCTGATATCTGGAAGATACATTAGCAATAACATTAGAAGGAGAATAGTTAATGAAAATTACAAGCATAACACCCAGAACAATCGACAGGATTAGGGATGACATTAATAAGGCAATAGCATCGACTCTTAATGATCTTGGAATTGAAGGTAACCTTGGAAAAGCAAGGTATGACGATAACACAGTAAGTTTTAATGTTGAGTTTAAATTGGAAGGCACACTTTCAAGATCGGATAAATCTAAAAATCAGGAATTGGAATTGTGGCTCAGAATGAATCCTGACATCGATCCAAATAAGGTTGGAGAATATAATGGCGGTCAATATGCATTAACTGGTGTAAGTTTTAGATCAAGAAAGTATCCAATTTTAGTTCAAGCAATGGGATCAGGGCGTTCTTATAAGTTTACAGAGTCTCAAGCAAAAAAGATGTTCAGAAAAGAAGGTTCTAGACCGCCCTCAGACTTGTATCAGCAAGCCGAAAAAATGTGGTACAAGGATTGGCAGGAACAAGGCTCAGAAGACGTTGGTAGTTGTTGCCTAGGCAAAGGTATTGCCATACGGGGCGATCACGACAAGTGGGGCAATGGTAATAATGTTGTAAAATGCTCTTGGGTGCAAGGCAACATTTCAGCGTCAAGATCAGTGAAAAGAGCATTAGCCTTTCTTCAAAAAAATGGCGTTGATTGCTATTATAATGACGGGAGAATAGATTAATGGGTTGCGGTGCAATGATGGATCAAATAATTCCAACGGGTTATATGGGGGCAGACGCTAAGTCTGTTCCTATTAAGTGTGGAAATACCAAGATTGATGGAACTGAGGCACGCTGTGAGGCTTGTAGTACAAAAAGACCTTGGTATGTATGTAAACATGGCAATGATGTATCAGAGTGGCAATGTGGGCAATGTGAGATTGAGTCTTTGCCCCCAGAAAAACCAGTTTTGGAATCCTCTGAATGGATTCAACTTTATTCAGCATTAGCAGAAAAAATGTTTACCCAGAAATATCCTGGAATCCGTCTTTATATTGTGGATGGTAATGGTGAAACTTTAAACCCAAAAGCGGAAGATAATTATTTAGAAATAGTAGATGAAGTTGAGGATATTTTATCCAATTATTTAGAAAAAGGGGATGATTAATGGCGTTTAAAGTAACATACGCAATCGACACTTGTGACACTAATCCAGATATAAAGTTTTTTGAGCTATTTTCCGAAGTTGAAGACTACTTAGGTGAAGAAATTGAAAGACGAGTCCAATGGAGTGTCGATCATTCTCAAACTTATGTTTCAATGAGAGAACGTGATGAATTAGAAGAAAAAGAACATTGTTTAATCAAAATTGAAGAAATTAAAACCATAGCATTAATTGATTATTAAAAAGGAGATGAATAAAAATGACTTTAGGTAAAATTTACATAAAAAGCGATTGGACTTGGAAGATTTTTTCTGGTCTAAAATTTATTGAGACTCGTGCTTTCAGCTTGCCCGATAGGTTTTTAAATGTTCCTTTAGATGTTCAAACTGAAAATGGTTTTATTGTTGGATCTCTTCAATTTGCAAACACATTTCAATTTCAAAATGAAAAGCATTTTGATCTTTGGAGTTTTGCCCATTTAGTAAAAAAAGACAGTCCATTTCATTTCAGTAAACGTAAGCAGACTCACGGTTGGGTTATCCAAGGAACTAAAGCCAGAGAACCTAAGTTAGCTAAAAGATTTAAATCTCAATTCCCTCTGGAATTATACGAGTTATCCCCTGCAAGCTAAAATATGCGTATGCGTATGCGTACATATAAAACAGTTGAGGAAGCTTTCGAGCTTCCTTTTTTATTGGTTGCAGTACTGCTGCGATCCAGGGATGTCCTGGTGCCGGACCAGGATTTTCCTAAGTGAAAAATTTCCCCGTATAACATTAAGTAAATTTTACTTATATATATAATAGACTCGACTCTTAATGTTACTTGGATTAGATTTCCTTCATTAGCAATTTTTAAAAAGGAAATTTAAAAGATGAATATTCAAAATTTTAATAGTTTTACGGGAACGATACCCAAAACGAAAACAGGGATTAAAAGGGAATTAAAAAAACTATTTCCTGATCATAAATGTTTTACGTCTTTATTTAGTGTCGAAGATGGAAACCCAAAAACCGCCAAGGGTAAAAAATTAAAAGTACATACGAAAATTTTACATCTTGCCCCGTCGACTGAAAGCAAAAATTACTATTTAGATTTTATTAAAACTTTTGAAGAAATAAAGAGTCATCTAATTGGAATGACTCTTGAAACATATTTAACGAATATCGATAGTTTTAATAAGTTAACTGAAGAAATTGAAAACTTAACTATTACCATTAATAAATTGAAGCTTCACTCTCACTTGAGTTTTAATTTCTGTGCAATGGCATCCGAAGCTTGCATAAAAGCTTGTTTATTTAACGCAGGTAATCCCGTTTATGAAGGCGATTTTTTTACCAAAAGCATGGCAAGAAATAAACGTTCAATAGCATTTATTGTAGAACGGGAATTATTTCTAGAATTATTAAAAATGGAAATTGACTCAAGCTTTACCGCCTTTGAGAATAATCCCAAATTTAAAGAATATGATGTTTTGGGTTTTCGCCTCAATGGTACTCAAGATATTTTATTTGAGAGTTTACGTTTTAAAAACGGGCAAACTGTTATTGAATATATACAAAGCAAAGGCGGTATTTGTTATGACTATACAAAGTATATAAACCGCCACACTAAAAAAAGCTTTCCGAAGAATTATCATCTTACTTTTTCTTGGTCAGGCGACAATGAATCAAACTGTATAAAAGCTTTTAACCAAGGGTTAAACGTCGCAATCCCATTTATTGGAAAGTTACCTGAATATTTTAAGCTTGCCGGTAAATGGGTAAAAGTTTTTAACGGGGATGAATCCGACGTTAGATTTTATGACCCTGAAAATTGCGTAGTAGGCTTGAAATTCAAATGGGATACGAAAAACAATATTCCCAGAGATATCCAAGAAAAAAACGCAATAGAGTCGGGTTTTGTAATTGATTCCAAGAATGACGCACGATGTTTTGGATTCTTAGCAATATGAATTGGCAGGAAATAAAAAAGGAATTACCTTCATTTTTTTTACTGGTGGTAATTCTCACAATATTAGCATTTTGGTAAAAGGAAATTAAAAAATGAAATTATTTAAAATAGGAATGAACAAAGGTAAAAAAAGAATTTGGATTGAAGGAAAAAACTTGAGTCAATTTGGGATTAAACCAAACGCCAGATTCGATAGAGTAAGCAATCCAAATAACATACAAATAATATTTAATGAGTTGGGGCGGTCCAAGGTATCAGGAAAAAATGATAAACCTATAATTGATTTATCAGGTAATTTTATAGCGGAAATATTCCCAGATAAAACTCACTATTATTTTAATTATTTTGGATCAGGAACTAAAAACAATCGTAGTAATAATAGCTATATGATTATTCAAGCTTGTTAACCTTTAAGCACATTTTAAAAAGAATTAAGCCTCATTTATTTGGGGCTTTTTTTATACCTGCTTTAAAATAATAGTATCCCAAATTTAACCCATGAACGGGCTTTAATATTGTTTTGGTAGGGTAGCCTATGCAATAAGCTTAACGGCTATCAGGCAAGCTTTAAAATGCATTATGTGAGATATGCTATATTTATGCATAAAATCGCAACCCAACACCATATTTTAAAATTATCAATATTTTATTATCCGCAATTATAGCAGGATAAGCTTTTTTTTAACTCATAGCGTGCCGAATCATTACGCAGACTCCTTGAGTCGGGAGTTACAAAAAAATAGCTATTTAAAATTAAAACCTTAATAAAAATTAGATATTATTCTT